TCGTAATTTGTGTAAGATTTATAAAATCAAAGATTCCCCTTCCGATTCTCATATGTTCGGGAATATAAGCATAGTTATCTCCTAGTATCTTCATCAGTTCTCTTGAAGTCCCTACTGGTACTTGGCTTGAACAAATTACCAATACACCCTGTCTGAGTTTATCCCTTACTCTTTTGGCTACAATAAACACATCTTCGATATCTCCCCGGCCATCTTTACTAATAGGAGTATCAATTGCTACCCAACACACTTCACACTCCTCCAATTTAACTATCTCGTGGCCTATCCTTTCCATGCAATATGAAAAAGCCTGGGCCATGTGTTCTGTTCCTACAATTGCTATTTTCATTTATGTTTTACAACAATTAGCCTATCGTCATAGCGTTCTCCACATTCGATTGTATTAGTGGAATAAATCTTGCTTATTGGTTCCAGAATACTGATATCGGCCACGTCCTCAATAACATAGATGCAATCTTTCTTTAAACGAGGCATTACGGACATACAGGTATAAACTTGGTCCTTCGGTTTGTGTGATCCGTCATCTATAACTAAATCCATATCTAAACCGACATTGCCGAATAAATATATGAGGTCATGTCCTTTAGATTGATCGCAGAGAAAAACCTTAATTCTATTCTCTTTAAACAACCTTCCTACCTGATTATCAGCCCCGTAGATCATTGCATTTGGAAAAAAATCTCTAAACATTCTAAGTCCAGCACCTTCGCCTACACCTATTTCAAGAACCTTTTTAACCCTACGTCTTTTGGAGTTATTTCTAAACATCTCGTAATAATGAGGCGTGTAGTGGTGTTTACCCCACTTGTCGGTTTTATACTTAATAGCCAACTCAGTTAACTTATCCATCCCATCTCCTTTATTTGTTTTTCCCAATCGCTAGGCCATGAAGGCATACCGGGGAATTTGGTATTTATAAACCACTCGAATTTATGAACCATATCAGGCTCTCTATTGTTCAACCAGTGATCTGCACTCCAACTAGAAGCTTCTACAGTACCACCAGGGAATCTATACATCCTTCCGTATCTTCTACCTTTATGTAAGTGTGCATACCAAGTTTTCTTATTTACTTTTATGGCCCCTCCTCCCAACCAAGTCTTGAAACCTATCTCCTGACTCTCCTGGGCAAACTGTCCATAACCTTCTTCTTTTAGCCCCCCCAGTACGTTTAGGAAGTAGTTTCGGGTCATAAAGTAGCATGAACCCTGCATTGATGGCGTATCGTCTATTTCCTCAGTTCTATCACGCTTCCAGGGTACGCCATGCATCCCGTCATCGTGATCTTTACCTTTACGTGGAAAGTCAATATACATATAGTTAATTGGGTACTTATTGTCTGTTCTTTCTTCAATCTTCCATTCTTCAACATTTAAAGCATAGCGCCTTGGTATCTGTATCCAATTATCTTCTAAGTGGTTTTCAATGAGTATTTTGCCAAAATTCTCACCAAATGCTACGTGGTCATCACACTTTAGAATGTATTTTCCTTTGGCCATAGCAACGCAGTTATTGATTCCTTGTCTTAAACCTATTGGGGAGGCGGGATGAATATAGTGGACTCTCCCATCTTCACTTAGGGGTTCTGGCCACTTCTCATCTACGTTTACAATCACTTCTATGTCTACTCCAGCATTTTTTAAAACATCTTCTATAGTTTTAGCTGTGAAGGGTGAATTGCGATTGGGAATAATTATACTTAAATCCATTTAATTTAGCCTAGTTACAATAATGTAATCCCGTCCCTCCATATCACCATCGTTAATTAGCCAAGTGTGAAACTTGCCTTTAGTGTAAATACTTAGCCAAGTATCCTTCATTAAACAATAGTCTTTATTTGCCCAAGATATTCTTGCGACCCATTTTCCTGCTTGGACTACTTTTAAGGCATCAAAAAAACTCATTGTCATAGCTTTATGTTGCGGTTTTGGAACTAGCGGTGTTAAACTTTCCATATTACTCACTCTCCTTTGTTTTAGATTTTGAAGCGCTTACATTCACTTTGTATAGCTTTTGAAGAAATTCACGAATTGCTATTCTTATTGTTTCACTTATTGTTCCGGGGAGTTCCTCTAAGAGACTAAAGTCTTTATCATCTATAAAAAGATTTATACGCCTCATTGAGTAAATTATGAGTAGGTGAATTAGTGGAAGTCAACAGGAAGATTAGCTATTATTTAAATTATTTATTACATTTTGACTAGATTGTAACTTCGATACTTTTATTATCACAACTAATTCTTCAGAACTAGGGCTTGGACTCGGAGATTCACTCCCACTTGGTGAGATACTTTCCGATACGGAAGGTGAAGGGCTTTTGCTTTCTGATCTTGATTCACTTGCAGATGAACTCACAGAAAGAGACTCACTTTTGGATTCCGAAGCCGATGGAGATAGAGATTTACTCTCGCTTAGGCTTCCTGAAGCACTGGCACTAGCTGACGGGCTTAAGCTTTTAGAGGCGGATGCACTACCGGATGCTGATTCCGATGCGGAGGGCGATAATGATTTACTTTCGGAAGCAGAGCCAGACTTAGATTCGCTTGCACTTGGGCTAAGGGATTTGCTCTCAGAAGCGGAGCCACTTTTAGATTCAGACCCACTCGGACTTAAAGACCTACTTTCTGACGCAGATTCCGACTTACTCTCACTAGCAGAACCAGACTTAGACTCTGATGCCGAGGGACTTAAACTGGCCGAACCCGAACCTACCCCTGATGGACTGGCGCTTCCAGAAGGTGATAATGAAGCCGAGGGTGACAAGCTTGCCGAAGGAGAAGGGCTTTTAGATTCACTGGCACTAGGAGATGCACTTTTTGATTCTGATGCACTAGGGGATAAACTCGCTGAGGGGGAAGCTGATTTAGACTCCGAAGCACTAGGAGAAAGAGATTCTGACTCACTCGCTGAGGGAGACAGGCTTGCTGATGGAGAGAGTGATTTGCTTTCTGAAGCTGATGGGGACTGACTCTTTGACTCAGAGGCACTCGGGCTTTCACTGGCAGATGGGCTTAGAGATTTAGATTCAGAAGCAGATGGTGAGGCCGACTTACTTTCGGAAGCGGAGGGGGATTCCGAGCCTGAAGGCGAAGCACTGAAACTGCCCGATTCCGAAGGACTTAGACTTTTACTTTCTGATGCGCTGGGGCTTTCACTAGCTGAGAAGGAAAGGGAAGCACTGGGTGACAAAGACGCTGATTCACTAACGCTGGCTGAGGGTGAAAGAGAAGCAGATGGGGAAAGTGATGCGCTTGGTGAAACTGAGGCAGAAGGAGATAAAGAAGCTGAAGGACTCAGCGATGCCGATCCACTTGTATAAACAGCATAAATTGCATACATTCCGTCAGCATCAGCCACCGCACCGCCTCCATAAGGGTCATTAAGGGTTGTTTGAGATGCGAGTATATCACTCCCGGCACCACCAGAGGCTTCACTGTCAACTCCACTGTTACCTGAGTGAGCGTCCATTTGTAGACCAAGCCAGTAGGCTGTGCTAGGGGAAATTGCCCAATCTACAGTTACACGAACCCAGCCACCCGCAGTATCGGAGTTGGTATTATCTACAAAAAGCCTAACATCTGCCACGCCGGCAGTATCAGAATATAATGCAACCTCAAAGTTTGCACTATTAGTACCAGCAGCACGATACCAACCTATCTCTGTTATTTTTGTAGCTCCTGCTGGGCTAGTGTCTTTTGTTACAACCGAAGAACCATCAAAAGTAGTGGATGTTCCTGCGGGGTCAGAAGTTGGAGCTGTTGTTACAAAACCCGAACTTGTTCCTAATACTACTGCCATATCAGACTACCCCCTTTTGAAGTTTAACTAAGAGTTTAGAAGTGTCTTTTAGGTTCCATATAAATATCACATTATTTTTCTATAATAATAGCCGTTGCGCCCGATTCTCTTTCAATAATGTTAAAAGCAGTCTGCTTGGTTCCATCCGCTTGTAAAGCAATCGCCAAGTCTACAATTTGATTGGCTGGAATAATCTCGTCAAAAAGTGAAGCATTGGCATCTTCTATTCCCCATCTTAAATAAACATCTTTAGAAATTGCATATATTCGCAAAAAAGTAGTATTTGTATTTAAGGTAATCTCAATTGACGAAGACAAAGTGGCTTGGACATAACGAGCCAGAGAAGTCCCCATAGGAGTTATCTGTATTGGTCTTCCAAATGTATCTGTTGGTAGTTCAGTCATAGTTATGGGAATGAAATACTTGCACTTGGACTTGCACTAGCTGATGGCGAAAGTGATCCTGATGGACTAAGGGACTTTGAGGCTGATTTAGATGCGCTAGCTGAAGGACTAAGACTTCCTGATGGGCTAAGAGATGGACTTACAGACTTAGACGCACTAGCCGATGGACTCTTTGAGGCCGAAGGGCTAAGAGATGCTGATACTGAACCTGACGGACTGGCTGATCCAGATGCACTGGCAGAGCCTGATGCTGACGGGCTAAGAGAACCAGATGGGCTTGCAGATTTAGAGGCACTGGCTGAAGCCGAGCCAGAAGGACTAAGGCTTTTAGATGCACTAGCACTAGGACTAAGTGATCCTGAGGGGCTAGCAGATTTAGATCCACTCTTACTGGCCGAGGCTGAACCTGATGCTGAGGGACTAAGAGACTTTGAAGCTGACGCACTTGGAGAAGCAGACTTGGATGCTGATTTGGACGCTGATGGGCTTGCTGAGGCTGATCCTGACGCTATTTCAGTCTCCATTGGCTGATTCCATATAGCATAGGTATCGTCTCCCGTATTTACATAAACATTATTTCCATTCTTATCAAGATCATAAAATACTGCACCATGTTTAAATCCTGAATCTCCGGTAGGAAGCGTATTTCCTTCAGCTTCTAAAATATCATCTGTAGATAGATGTCCTTGACTTGTTGATCCTTGAACCAACTCTGTATCCCACCTCAAAACCCTATTTGTTCTGTAAGGTAAAAGAGCTGTTAAGAAGTTCGCTTCCGTAGTAGTCCTTAATCCACTAGATTTAGCCTCGATTCGTGCGAGTTCAGCCTGGTCGTCTAGTGATAAATCTTGTTTTAGTAAAAACTTAGCCATGTTTCTCCTATTAAAAAAGCCTACTTCTTAAAACCTAGCGCTTTTTTTATAGCTGTAGGCTTCAAGCTGTAGGCTTTAATAGCTCTTTACTTATTTACTTTTTTAAAACTTCCAGAATCCTAATGCCGCTTGGTGTCGGTTGATGTCTTTCACCTTAGCTCCATAAACAAATAAGTCTTTGTATGCTGTACCGAAGTCTCCTATAAGATCCTCTTCCATTCTTGCATCAAGAACTTTCTCTGCAAATGTAAGCCAGTTTGGATGTCCTGCAAGCAGATAGTAGCCATCAGTATTATCGCCGTCAAGTCTATTACTCTGAAAGAGTTTGAAACCTTGCAACATACCCATAAAGCCCTTTTTAACTAAATCCTGATATGCTTCATCAACATGAAGGACTACTCCCGTTCCCTGAGTAAGTATTGTGAAAAATTCAGGAGGAGCAACTAAGTATCTATCTGAGTCCGGTACTGCCGAAAACCCATTCTTCTCTGCTAAATCAAGTCTTTGTTTAAGTGTTGCAACTTTGTTTAGAATATTTGCTGCGGTAATTGTTAATACTGTGGCCGCTTCGATGGTATACGCTGTACTTGCCGCTATTGCTCCGCCTGTGTAAGCAGATGTTGAATCATCAAGATCATCTTCAATAGTTATAGAGGTTGCGCTTGTGTATGTCTTAATCCTATACCAGGTTGTGTGTCCAGTGGCTTTGAAACCCCGACCAACCATAGCTGCAGTAAAGGTCGTTCCGTTTCCTGTTACAACACCTGTCGTTACCGCTACTTCAACATCACCTGTAGTGTAATCAGTCCCAACTCTATTTCCTGAGCCAACATCCGGGTGAAGATCAAAGGCGAACAAATCCATGTTTCTTGATCGTTCCTCACCAACCTGAGTAACTATATAAGGATGTGGATTCTTGATGTAGGAAAGCCACTTTGCGAGGGTCTTCTCTTTCCAGTAGAAAGATTTGTATTGATCGATAGTTAATGCGCCATTGTTTTCTGTTAGGGAGTCTGCTGTGAGGGCTGCGTCTGCGTAAGTCTTTTCGGAGAGTTTGCCGAAGTCGAGGATGTTTAGCTTGGATCCTACTCCGTTAATTTCACCTTCGTAGTTTCTGTTGACAATTGTGTCTAAAAGGTTATTGTCATACACAAACTGCATTACTTTGCTTGAAAAACCTTCTGCTATTTTTGTTCCGTATGCTGACATTTTGGTAAAGTTGTAGATCTACTTTACCGTCTTCTTAATGAAGGTTAGGAGTTATCTAGTTGTAAGTATGGATAGCGTTTTTAGTTTAAGTCAATAGGGGAAAATAGACTAATTTAGCCTCAAAGGTCGGACTTAATTTTTCCCGCTATTAAATATTCCTTGTATTTATTGTAGTCCGTCTCTCTTAATTTTCTTGCCTCTTCTAGGGTAATAGTATCGCTTTTCGGTTGTGGCTTGTCATTTGGCCCACCAGATCCATTTTCAAACATTCTTCCTTTATGCGGTTTGCTGTTGGTTGACTGCTCATGCAGGAAAGCACCTACCAATACTTTAAATGGTACGCTGTTATTGGATTCTTCTTTGGCGAAAGACTCAAATTCGTTTGTTTTACCTTCAAGTTCCGGGCTGTCAATTAATGTCTTGGGATCTCCTATAAACTCATTAACCGAATCATTCCACCTCTCTATCTTAGTTGCCTGTTCTTTGGCTTGAGATATGGTCTTTCTCCAATTCCTGCTTATAACTGTCTCTTTAGCAAAAGTTCTTTCAGTATCACTCATCACATCCCAGTCCTTAAACTCTTTTTGTAAGTCTTCTTCTGTTGGCTCGGGAGTTTCTTCTGCATCAATTAAAGCTTTGTTGATAACCCTATTCTTTGCGTATAGCTTCTGTGCCTCACGTGCTGAAGCGGACAACTTTTTATTCTTCTCTGCTACCTCTATCTTGAGTTTTTCTTTTACTTCCTTTGAAGGTTCTGCTTCTTCGGATTCTTCTTGTGGTTCAGACGGAGCAGGTTCACTTGGAATCGGCTCAGATGGTTCAGTTTCGTCAATTGAAGCTTCTAATTTTTCAGCCTCTTCTATAGCTTCCTGCTCCTTCTCTTGGAGTTCTTCTTTACTTGGCTTTTGGTGCTTTGGCATTTTTCTTTACCGGCTCCTTAGTAGGAGGTTTGGTTTCTAGTACGCTTTCGTATTCTTCTAACTGTGATGCTTTGAGATAACTTCGCCTTGCTCTCAAAAAGACTATTTCATCTTTAGTGAGTGTATCTGGATTCTTTTCAAGAATTTTCTCCAAATACTCTTGAGCCTCGGGATTCATTGGTTAAGATTAGACAATGAAATTGTTTATTGTCAAATGGAATGTATTTTTTTGTGACAGGAACTACATAACCATATAACATCTAACGGTTTCAAATAGTCCTCGTGGTGAGCAGATAATCTACTTTCTCTATTGCACCTAGAACATTTCTTGGGTTTGACTAATTTACCTATTTTAAGTGCATAAGCAACTTTACAGTAAGCCTTAAATGCTTCGGGGTGTTCCTTTCGCCAAGTTAATATAGCTTCTATGTAATCTGGGGCTCTATTTCTTCCATTTTTAGTATACCATTCTCTATAATATTTTTTACGGTACTCTAAATATATGGGGTCTTTTCTTCTTTTTCTATTATATTCTCTACTATAAGCCCTTCCTTTTTCTATATCAGCGTAAACCATATAGGAATTATACTAAGGAAAAACTTTTCTGTCAACTCTTTTTCTTTTTCTTCCTTTTGGCCTTGGCGGCTGCTTTGTAACCAGCCTTGCTATATGGAAAATGCTTTACCTTACCCTTTATTTTAACTTTAGGCATTTAACCCACCTTCTTTCCAACAATACTAGATACTGCGTTCTCCATTTGTTGTTTGGCTCTCTCCGGTGTACTTAAGAAGGCATCTAGTAACATATAGTTTCTTAATCTTGCTTTTAAGAATAAATCCTGTTTTTTCTCTATGTTGGATTTGCAAAGTTCCTGTTCAACAGCCTCTTTCATTGAAGTGATGTACTCTTTGATCTTTTCGACACTTAAAGCGCCTTTTTGGAGTGCTTCCAGCCATACATTAAGTGTTTCTTTCTCTGAAGGATTTAAGTCCTCGTATTTAAGTCCTGCTTTCTCTAATATCGAATCTAACATTATTGTATAAGCATGGGTTGTTGCTGTTTAGGTTGTTGCAGTTGTGGTTGCTGTTGTCCATTCATCGGCATACCAGCCCCAAGCATTGGATTTGTCATCTTTTGCTCTTCAAACTCCATTATCTCAGTTACTTCATCTGGGGTTAGATCAGCAAACTCAGCTAATTTTCTCTTGTAAATATCTAAGACTTTGGGATTATCAAACATCTCCATCTTTAGTAATTGAAGTTTTTGAAGTGAATCAGTGTCATTGGCTTTCTTCTCATCTTGGCTCCAGACTTTAACTCTATACCCGGCTTTGGTCATCCAATCTTTAGGAGATATCTCTCTTTCAAATATATTATCGGTATTTCTTCCTTCCTTGTAAATCTTGACTGCATCCAACTGGCCACTCGCTGCTTCAACTAATTTAAGGAATTTAGTTGCTCTTTGCTTCCAAGCATCTGTATAAAATTTAGACATCCCTTGTGTCCTGGCTTTTGCTTCACCTTGTGCTAACTCCACCTCACCCAACGTAACCTGCCTCTCGGTTTGTACTCCCTGTTGTGTTGCTGTAGCACCCGTAGCCTTCTCAGTCATCTCAGTTATATAAGCCATTTCGTCTAAGGATTCTGATAAATCAGGAATATCCACCTTTTGAAGAACATCTGCAGGTTTACCTGGTACAGGATACCATCCCCAGGGGACGGGATTGAAGGTTGAAGGAATAAAACCATCAGCTTTTAGAGAAGAATCGTAATAATGCATACCAAAGTTTCTTAGTGTTCTGTTCTCGACTAGTTGTGAGAACCAGGAGTTAAGCACCTTATTCGGAACCCTTACTATATCGGCTATCCCATCTGTCCAAAAATCTTGTTTGTCTATATCATCTCCCCAAGTGTTGTATCTGAAATGGTTTCTCCAGTAGTGATCCTCAGTTGTACCAATTATCACCTCTTGGGGTTTCTTCATTAAGATTGTTTGCTCTTCGGCTTCAACGTAAACAAATATCTGATCTGGTAACTCCTTACCCTCATACTTCTCGCCTTCTCTAAATACATAGTGAATTGTTAGCTCTACATAAGTTTCTCCGAGTACTGGATCTTCTATATCGCTCACACCCATGTCGGCCATCTTCTTGTTCTTTTCCTGTAGTGTGTTCTCGTTATCTTTCGCCTTAATTATTCCGAGTTGTGATTTAAAGTAATCTTCGAGTTTCCTTACTTCCTTTTTATCATAATCAGGATTTCTTTTAAGACTACTAAGGGGTACAAATATATGCGTGTGAATCAGAAACCTCGATGAGTCTATATCATAAGGGTTCATAAACCTATCAACCAAAATATCTTCAGGATCTTCAATGTCAAATCTAATCGCCCCATCCTCTACCTGCCATGAGTCAAATGTCCTTCCAAAGAAGAAGTCCTGCTTTTTGTCTACAATGTCCTGAATTTCTGCGTTATTTCTTTCAAGTGTCCACTTCCAATACTCATTCTGGAACACTTCGGCTTCTTTGTCGTTATCCAAGTTCTCAAATACTATTACAGGCATATCGTCAACATCCTTGAGGAGTGTTCTGAGGGTTGTCTTCATCAGGGGAAGATTGACGGACTGGCGCTGTGTTAACCGATTGATTGTAACGTGATCCCTATATAGCTCGTAGTTCTCTCTCCATGACTCTTCACGCCTTTCCCGGTAATTAAATCCCGCCTCTTTATTATTTAGAAGCATCTGAAGTTCTAAGTTTTCTAGTTTAATTTCTGCCATGCCTTAAGAGTAAACTATCATTTTAATTAAAGGCAATAGCTAGCCTACGTTGGGAATGTAAGGAAGGATTCCCCCCACGTTATTATCCTGAAGTATCGGTTGCATTGGTCGGAATGAGTCCATCCCGTAACGGGTCGCATCCATTAAATGATTCAAAAACTCTTGGGGTTCATTGATTATCTTTCCGTCTTTGTCCGTTATCCATAAGTAGTTTCTGTATTCTCTTAAAAGATTGAGTGAGCGCTTGGTAACACTTATTCTTTGCTGTTGCACATACTGAATTCCCTGTAAAACAGACCCCTGACCTTTTTGCGATCCTTTAATGTTAATTCCGTATACTTTATACATTTCGTCAATTGACTTTGGCTCTGCACTATCGGCCATCAC